CTGCATTAATCATAGTTGCCAGTGCAGGCCCTGATTTTTCACCATAAGATACACCAAGTGAAGCTTTAAAAATGTCACCTACAATTTTTTTACCAAGATCAGAACCATCTGTGGCAATTGCAACACTCTTACGGCCACCTTTGTCTTTGTAAAAAGCAGCTGCAACAAGCTTGTCACCTTTTGTATATAGTTTCCAAAACGGCAACTTATCGATCATATCCTGCTTAGAGCCAAAGCCAGAACCTTTAATACCACCAATTGGCGCATAAGATTTCTGTAAAATATTCCAAGCTTGATCTACCCACTGTTCTCTTTGCGGCTTTGATTCTGCACCGATAAAGTTCTTATAGTTCTCAGTGATATGTTGCTTGAAAGAAAGCATAGAGTAACTCCTTTTCCAATTATTTCTTTCTATTTATATTCAGGCGGACTTAACTGCCTGAACACGAGCACGGAACATACCGTCCTTGATTCTATTCACATTAGTCTCGCCATCAGGAAAGACATCAGCAAACTTTACTGCACGAACAGCATTGAACACATTCACTACTTTTACCAGATGATCTACATTAGCATCTTGACTACCCAGACGACCTCGTTCATCTACTTGGCCCAATCGGTGCAGCAGATTTACTACTACTGGGTCGTTGAAAGCACCCATCTCAGTGAACATTTTCACATAGGTTTTTGGGTTCAGTTGATCCAGGCGGTGCATATTCATGTGGAATTTTGTCACTGCCATTAGCCTCTGTCGCATCTTAGAAGGCACACTCAGCCGGTTGCAGAAGTACTCTACTACAGGAACTCCCTTTACATCATGGCCGAAGTGCTTAGGCAACTTATCACGTGGGGTAAGACCTTTACCAAAGTCGTGTACCAGAGCAGCCATACGAGTTTCCAAATCAAACCCTGCACGAGCAGCAGCAGTCAGAACTAAAAGTGAATGCTCCATCGCGTCACCTTCTGGATGCCAACGGAATGATTCCAGCGCAGTCTTCAGTCTGTATACTTCTGGAAATACTACATGCAGAGCATCTGTTTCCAGCAGAGTATCAAAGAACAATCGAGGATGGGGTTCCATCATTGCGCGGCTCAGTTCTTTCCAGACGCGCTCGGAAGTCAGTTCATTCAGAGTACCTGCTTTTGCCATCTGGGATATCAGAGTAGCAGTTTCGGGAGCAACTTTCCATTCTGGACCGAAGCGAGCACGGAAGCGAGCCAGTCGCAGAACACGAACTGGGTCTTCTTTGAAAGCGTCTGAAGTGTGACGTAGAACTTTATTTTTGATATCAACAGCACCATTGAAAGGATCAACAACATTACCATCTTCGTCCATTGCCATTGAGTTGGCCGTAAGGTCCCTTCTACCAAGGTCGTCGGCTAAAGTTACATCAGACGAAAATTCCGAAGTAAAGCCCAGGTAACCAGTACCTGTTTTCTTTTCCCTGCGCGCAAGGGCGTATTCATCCCCTGTCTCTGGATGGAGATAAACTGGGAAGTCAGCGCCGACTTTTTCAAAGCCGGCTGCAGCCATTTCATCATGGGTAGAACCAACGACAACATAATCGCGATCTTCTGGATCTTTGCCCATCAGCATGTCGCGCACTGCACCGCCGACTAGAAATTTAGATATTGTCATTGAAAACTCCTAATCTGTACCGATTCATGCCAAGTGTTAATTAAATTCACATTCAAGCTCGTAGTATAAACAATCATCAACATATTCAGGATCATAATTAGTGTAGAGGTATTCAAGATAGGCTTGGTGTGCAGCAAAATCTTGTTCAGCTTTAAGATGCGCTTGAAGATCATTATCGTATGTTGAGCAAGCAGACAGAAGAATTGCAATTGTAATTGTTACATATTTCATGATTTTATTCCTTTGTTTATATGATCAACATATACTGATTCGGATCAGGTGTCAACAGAATTATATTGTTCCAAAAAGTTATCCATATACCCGTGAATGTTTTCTGCACCTACTGGGTTCTTAGAATGAACAAAGTAGCGGAAATCATCTGGTATATGAACACCATCCATAATCATTTCACAAAGACGCTTGGCTATATCAAATCCTGTCCGCTCATCCTTACCTAGATCATGATCAAAGCTGATGGTTTCCGGAAACCCTGAAGATACAACAATATCAATCACATCAAACCAATTTCGTGCAATAACCCAATCATCCTGGCGATACATTGCATTTTCTTGCCAGGTCTTACCCCATGTCACATCTCGTGGATCTCGTTCGTCATCTATAAAAAGTCGGTAAATCATAATGTTATCCTTTTGTTTATAAATAGTAACATATACCGATTCGGTTAAAATGTCAACAGGAGTTTTTGCAATGATTACAAATTTTCTCTCCCCGTTAGAGTTCAGAGTAGCAATAAAGCGACTTCCGAATGTTGAGTTTTTTGTCCAAAGAGCAAATATCCCTGGTATAAGTGCACAGCCGGTTGAAGTTCAAAACCCATTCCGTAAGACATTTAGATCACCCGATCAGTTGGATTATTCAAATCTTGATCTTACATTTATTATTGATGAAAATATGAGCAACTATCTTGAGATATATAATTGGATTAGTGACACGACATTTCCACGAGACTTTAATGAATTCAAACGAATAAGTGAATCTGACGGGGGTCTTGATTCAGATATCACAATTCAGATTCTTAATAGTCATAAAAATTTAAATCTAGAAGTAAGGTTTGTTAACTGTTTTCCAATTAGTATATCTGATATTGCTCTTGATACGACACAATCTGATCTAATTTATCCTGAAGTAACGGCAACTTTTCAGTACGATTCATTCAGTATCAACAAACTTTAATTGACATCTCAAACACTTAGTATTATAATGTAATTTGATTGTAATGGAGACTATTATAGCATGGCACTAACACTTGAAGATATAAATGAGATGTGGTCAATTGATGCCAAGATTAACGAAATTGATCTTGGTAATGAAGCACTTAAAATACCAAAATTGCATAACAAATATTACACCTTTTATGTAAAAGAAATGCTTAGGGTTAAAAAATATCGTGCTCAATTAAAAGAACTTGAAATGGCTAAGCATGAGTATTACACTGGCACAATGGCTGAGGAAGATCTTAAAGTAAGAGGTTGGAAGCCAAACCCACTGAAGATTATGAAATCAGAAGTTTCACGATATATTGATGCCGATCAAGACATCATTGATCTAAGTCTTAAAATTGATTATTTTGTTCAGACTGCTTCCTATCTAGAAGATATCATAAAGCAAATAAATAGTCGTAACTTCTACATCCGCGCCGCTATAGATTGGGCCAAGTTCCAAGCTGGCGGCATGTAAAACTAAAAGGTATGATATGAGAGATATAGTAAAGATTGAAAAAGTTGATGCGGTAAATATGCGAGTAACTGCTGATCCAGGTATTCGCCAAGAACTCATGAATTACTTTGCCTTTAGACCGGAAGGCTATCAGTTCTCTCCAAAATATAAAAGTAGAGTTTGGGATGGATATATCCGCTTATATAATCCCATGAAGCCTTACTTGTTGGCTGGTCTTACAGAATATCTTAAAAAGTTCTGTGATGACCGAGACTATGATCTTGAAATAGAAAAAGACTTCAATCCTACAGAAGAAATACATGATGGATATGTAGAAGAACTCGTAAAAGAAATAGGTGCAAAATTAAAGCCCCGTGATTATCAAATTGAATATGTACTCAATGCACTACGATCAAACAGATCACTTTCATTAAGCCCAACAAGTAGTGGCAAAAGTTTTATTCAGTATCTAATTCAACAACACTACTATAATGTATATGGCCACAGAACTTTAATAATTGTGCCTACAATTGGTCTTGTGCACCAAATGGCAGGCGACTTCATAGACTATGGATGTGATCCAGACACTATCTATAAGATACAAGGCGGAGTCGACAAAAACACCCGAAAGCAGATCGTCATAAGCACGTGGCAAAGTTTGATAAAGCAACCCAAGGAATGGTTCGATCAATTTCGCGTGATACTTGGTGATGAATGCCATTTGTTTGCTGCAAAATCGCTTCAGACTATTATGTCCAAGTTAGATGAAGCATATTACCGCCACGGGTTTACTGGTACTATAAGTTCCGATTCAAAGACACACCGACTTATCTTAGAAGGTGTTTTCGGGCCGATACGCAGATTTGTTACTACAAAGGATCTTATCGATCAAGGAACCGTAGCAAACTTCAATGTAAAGGCACTTGTTCTTACCTATGACAAAGAAACAAAAAAAGCCTTTAACCAGGCAATAAAGAAAACTGATAATGCCAAACGTTATCCCGCCGAACGAGCATTTTTGTTTTCAAATCACAAACGTAATATGTTTATACGAAATCTTGTTTGGTCGCTTGATCAAACAAATAATTTAATTTTGTTTGATCAGATTGAAAATCAAGGTGATATACTCAAGCCATTACTAGAAAAAGAAGGCAGAGTACTTCACTATATACACGGCTCTACATCAGGCGATGATAGAGAACGAATCAGACATTTAGTGGAAAATGATCCTATCAAACAACACAACATTTTAGCGTCTTCGGGTACCTTTTCTACTGGAGTTAATTTGAAGCGTCTAGATGTAGCTATCTTTGTATCAGGCGGCAAGTCTGAAATTCGTACCCTACAATCAATTGGTAGAACATTGCGCAAGGGCAATGGGTCTGACGACGCAACATTATATGATATTGCCGATGACCTTTCTGGTGGTTCATTCATCAACTACACGCTGAAGCATTTTAGAACAAGAATTGAAATGTACGCGGCTGAGCAATTCCCATTCAAAATTTACAACATTAACCTATAATACACATATCAATATATAGTATTATTATAATCATCTGAATTCCATTATATGAATGATAATTCAATTATAACATACATCTAGAATTTGTCAACAAAAAAATTCACAAAAAGCCGCTTTTATTTTAAGTGTTTATTTTTGTTGACAAATCTTACAGATTGGTATATAGTAAAA